AGTAGATACAGGTAGTGATGGATCATAAGGAACTCTTGTTAGCTGCCTAGCATCTTCTATCTTAGTTATAACATCTCCATAAACAGCACCTTCTATATTTGCAATCCAATCGCATTCAAATTCTTGTAGGTATTTCTTTTCACCCATTACTTTCTTTGCGGCTTCTAATTCTGATTGATCAACTATATTTGTTTGAGATGCTTTAGCTTTATAATGAAACCATTGCTTATCCCCTTGTGCGTGTTGGAATAATTCATAGAAGTTATTATTAGTACCTTGTGGTGTACCAATAAATACGCACCATCCTTTTCTATCTGATAATGCTGGTCTAATAATTTCTGTAAATAACTTACCTTGTACGTTTGCATACTCATCAATAACGCAACCATCTAAATAGATACCTCGTAATCCATCTGAGTTCTCTGAACCTAACAATGTTATTCTAGCTCCATTAGGAAGATCACAACGTAATTCTGTTTCATTGAATTTAACACCAGGTATTAATGATGTGTATTGTTTCATATAATCCCAAGCAATAGACTTAGCCTGTTTAAAAGTGGGTGCTATATAGGCGTATCTGGGTGCTTTGTTAGTAGAACGTAGTGCTGACATTAGTAGATGATTAATCATACATACTGTTTTGCCAAACCTTCTATGGCAGACTAATACTGACCAGCGATATTTCTTCATATTGAAATGAAGTTCAATTTGCTTTTCTCTTGGGTAGTATGGAATTTTGTATTGTATTGTACCGCTGTTAATTACTGTTTCAGTTATAGTAGTCATTAATGAATCGCCTTAGACTTTTCATTGCTTATGATTGCATTTTCAATATTCAACAACATCATTAACCAAGAACTAAATATTGCTGAGTGTTCTTTGTTTTGTAATCCTGTGAACTTAACTGTTATTGAATTGTCTTTCTCAATATAAACAACTGCTTTTACGTTGGCTGTATAAAAGTCATTGTCATCATCATCTTGGTACATTGATCTGTTCATATACTATTAGTAGTATTTTAATATTATATTAAGGTTGGTCAGGCAAAGAAAAAAGGTGGCGGGTTGTTTGTGGATATACCCATTATAAGTTAGCGATTTTGTGTGTGGCGAAGATTGTGTGGTGAACTGACTATGGCTCAAAGTGAGTTCTCTAGTCCCATGTATATATATATATAAAATGCGTGGCGGTTTATGGGGTGTAGGGGGGTGTGGCTATCCAAAAATGCAGGTATTTCTACACAACTATTAATTGCTAGTGATAATCATAAGTTATCGCTAGTAATATATTGCGATGCACAATTCTATGTTGCAGTGCAAGGGTGATAACGTTTAATTATCGGAAATGTATTATTAGTTGTATTGGTCTAATACTGTTGCATTAATATCACAGTGTTGCATATCCGACACAAATACACACAATGTAATTGATCGCAATGTATTAATAAATAGGAACTTTATCACTCATCTTTAATTGATTGATCTTAATACTTACCAACACAAGCAAGCGTTGTTAAATGCTTTAATGTTTTTAATTGGTTGCTTTAATATTCCTAAAATACAATCTTAAATAGTTGCTGTTAATAATCTGGTTCAATGTCCAGGATATTTCTTTTCTATTATTAATCTTTTCTATTTGTCTTATTTTTCTTTTTGGCGATTTTATCAGCTCTAAAGAAATAATATAATAAATTCAATTATATATTTTAGTTTATTACATTTTTAAAAATTTACTCATTTTATGTATTTACTTATTATTATTTATAGATTATCCATTATGGTTATAACAAACAACAAGGGTAAATAAAATGCTATCAAATGAAAAAATACTTAACCTTACTTTTATAAGCACTTCTAGTCATGGTTATTTAAAAGTTGATAAACAAACATTTAATCAATTTGAATTAAATGGAAGTGAGTTCAGCCAATGTTCTTATTATCAACCAAATAATAATTGTTTTTACTTAGAGGAGGATTGTGATGCTCCTAAGTTTGTAAAAATAGTTAAAGATAAAGGTTATAAAGTAAATTTTAATGAAATTAATATTGACGATATATCTTTAGGAAGAGGAATAGCTGCCTAACTTTAAGAACTTGATACCAGGTTTTTGCTTGGTATCAGGATCTTAAAATATAAGATCAAATACTATATTGACATATTGGTTATGATAGTATTTAATACAAACAAACAATAACTTTGAAGGGGTTATATATGAAACAAATAATATACGGAGCTACAAGTCCAGAAACTGCAATAGTAGTTAATAATTATCCTTGGGGTTTTAAATTAAAAACATCTCAAAGATATTGGATTGAAACGACAAAACATGGAGATCGTTTTATCACTCAAACATTGAATCCAAAAACTAATGCTTGGTGCAATCCAAAAAAATCTACCTATTCGGCTGTATTAATTATGACAACTGAAGACAAAGACAATAAAACTTTTGTTAGTTCTATTGGTTTAGATCTTGGTTATAGTAATGCTGAACAGGTAGCAACTTTTGAATCAGAAATAGACAAATCAAAATTAAATGAATCTCAATTAAAAATGATTTGTAAATGCAAAGCCATTAACAAAACAAATGAGCTTGTTAAGGTTGAATTTGTAGAGAGTACAGGCTGGACCACAGAACAAAGAATAGAACACGATAAAAAACAAGATGAAATAAAATCTAAATTAGCTGGCTTTGCTAACAAGGTTTATAATAACTTAGTTAAACAGGAGGTTGCATAATGACATCAATACAACAACTGCAAGAACATATAAAACGATTGAACGATGAAAAACTTTTAAATCAATATGATCTTTATAATTCGTATCAAATAAAAGACATAAAAGAAGTTATATATCAGCGTTTAATTGAGTGTGAATTAGACAACAGAAGGTTATTAACTCACAAAATAATAGAGGATAATTACGAAATGGAGCATGCTTAATGACAACATTTTATTATATCCTGGCTTTGTTTTTAGGAGCTATCAATATGATTGGTATAATTTCAATCATGTATATAATGATTAACTAATGATTGAATTACTTTTAAGCTATAACATTTACGAAGTTATATTTATTATCTTGGCTTTGTATTTTGTTATGGCTTGGAAGTTTAGATAATTACTGATCTATAATTTCTTTTTTTTCTTCGGTAGTCTTTTCATATTGAGTATATTTCTGCTCAAGTTCTGGACTATCAAGCCAGCTCACAATAATTTGGTTGGTAGTTTTGTTTAATGTTAAATCTTTTTTATCTGAATATAGATCTGAAGTTTTCCCTGCAATCCATTGTATAAATTTTGTTTTTTCTCTTATCCAAGAAATCAAATTAGGATCTAAAGTGTCTTGGTTTATATCGGCTTGGTAAATATCTAAAAGTTTATCTACTATATTCTGGACCCCTATTTTTCTGGCTTCCTCAATCCTAGATTTGATCTCTTTGTTTCCCTCTTGATTCAAGAATTGATAAAACTTGATCAAGCTGATCGGTAATGTCCCTGCCTTCCTTATACTTGCTAGAGTTTTGCCTTCGCTTAACTGCTCTAATACTGTATTTAGAATTGTATCTTCCAAGACTATCAATTCTTGGCTTGACTTTGGTTTCGTAGTAATTTCTGACATAATTTAAATCCTTATCTCTAAATTGTTTTAAACTTGCAAGGCTTTTAATCTTCTTCTCATCTGTATAACCTGGCTTATTATATCCTCCTCTATTTGTTCTGTCCCTAAAGCCATAGAAGTTTGTATTCTGACCACCATGAAATCTACATTTATAAATTTGAAATCCATGTTTGTTAAAGCTATTGGTTGGAAACCCTTTTGCTTGACATGGCTTTCCAGATAGCTTTGACATGCCTGAACAGAATATCTTCTTTGATTTAAATCCTGCCATATCATTAAAATTTATTCTTCTTCATCTCCCAAGGTTTAATGTTATTGGCTTTGTTATAAGCTACCTTTGCTTTGTACGCTGCTGATCTGTTCTTGGCATTGGTTTGCAACGCAGCTGATAACTTTTGTTGCATTACAATTTTTGGCACAGCTCTTGCATCACGAGCCACTTGTTCTTGGTACTCAATAGCCTTTTGTACGTAATATGGATGTTTATCTATACATTGTTTTAATTCTGGCAGTGGTACACTAGCTAGTTCTATTATCTTAGTCTGTTTATCTATCTCTTTACTATTAACTATTCTATCTACCTTATTTATATCTATCTTATTCATTTTATTATTCTTAGTTAATACAATATGTTTATTTAAATATGTTTTATTAATATGTGCATTAGGTACGCCACTGATGTGTACCATATTCCCCACCCCCTGTACCTCGTACACTTCATTAACCAGTAGAATAGGGTTAATTGTGTATAAGTTAGTAGAAGATAGCCGCCTAATTTTAATCAGTCCAGCAGTGGAAAGTAAGTGCATGTAATTGGTTA